CTTGGGATTGACCACAGCATCATAGATGGTAGCCGGGAATATGGTTTGTCCACCCTTGGTCAGTTTATGCATTTTTGCCATAATATCTCCTTTCATCCGCCTAAGTTCCGGGGGAACTTAAGCTATCATTATTTTATGTAACTATTTATTTAACTATTAAATCATTATTTCTCTTCCGGTGGCAGAGGAGGTACAAAATCACTCAGTACATCATCATACTCCCTCTCTGACAGAGGGACGCTCTGCACCGCATTGTATGCGGCATAATCCGGATAGGAAATGATCTCCGCCGTGCTCTCATCCGTCTTTCCGGCAACGAGGATAACACCTGTATTCTCCACCGATACAAGATTGCAGATGCCATCGGCAAAATCAGCATCGGAAAGATAGTATTCGCGTTTGACCGACAGAGCACCGGGACGTAGTCCATGCCTGTCAAAAATGACCAGCAGACCACCATCATCAAGCCTGCGGCAGTTCTTGTACCCGTGCCCGTCAAACTCCGCAACAACACACCCCGACAGGACTGTGCGGTAAGTAAACCGGAAGGGAGTATTTATATCTCCATTCAGGCTCTTCTCTATGATTTTAAAATCGGACTGATAATTAATTCTTATCATAACTCTTATAATATTGATGTTACATCGTCTATCTCCTCGGCTGTCAGGTATCCGTTCAAGTCAACACTTCCGCCACCTCCTGTCGTGCCTGTAGGACTCCATGCCCCCTTTATCTTGCATTCATATATAGGGCCCGGTATGGTATCCCCCACAACAGCCCAGTCACCTACAACAGGAGATGGAACAGCCTCTTCCAGCAATTTAAGAGTAGAAAATAATCCCTTGTTGCGGATACCGTTCTGCTTGACCTTTTCTAGTTCGGTAGAAGTCTTACTAAAGTTGTTGTTAAGACGGTCTGCCGCCTCACTCCAAGTACCTGTCTTGTTAATACTATTCAGTTCCATATCACTTCTTTACTTTTAAAGTCCCGTTTGTCACGACTCCTTCTACTGTCTCATATTCCACATATACCTGACCTGACGAAACATCATCTTTCCCCGGCCAATTACTGCAATCAATATTGGCCACATGCTTATACACACCCACTCCATTATATACCGGTTTCATTCCGACTAACAGCGTTTCGCCTTTAGAACCATAGAAGGATACGTTATTGGGATTAAGAATGATATCCGTATTTTCCACATGATTCTGTATTCTGATACGTTCCGGATATACAGTCGTTTCTAGTATCAATTGGTCCCCTGCATATTTCCGCAAAATCAAATCACCATATTCCCATCCGTCCGATGATGTGTCGAACCTTAATATCAAGGTGGTATGTCCTTCAGTCGTGTACATTTCAAGAGTATTTTTATCCGGATCAATGACAATGCGTTTCCCGTCAACAGATGTTTCTACTTTTCCGCGGAAAAATCCGCCCAAGGCTTCAACCACACCTCTGAACTTACCACCCAAGGCATAAATATAGCCACGCAAGAACGTATCGCCACCATGAGTGGCAACGAAGTTCGCCATATTCGCCCATTCTTCATCCGTAGGCCGGTAATCAGGATCATTACGAAACCTCATCACGGTCAATATAGCCTGTTGTAACGTGCCACCTGCCCAAAATGCCACATCATCATCGTCATTGTATATGCTGCTAACTCCGGCGGTGACCTTCTGCATCTTGCCATCCTTGTAGTTGCCTAACTGGATCATATTGGCCAATATCAAACCGCCAAGGATGTCCACAGAACCATCCTTAATCGCGCTGGCGATATAATTGATTGACTGGAAACCGGCTGTTGCCTTGTCATTGTCAAGAATTGAAGGCTTCCAGTCAGTAGCGATGGTTCCACGCTCTAACTGAAGGTCACAAACGGTTGCGGTACCACTGATAAGAAATATACCACTGCCATTGAAGGTGATCTTATGGGTATATCTCTGATAAGAGGATGTGAGAGGTTGAGAAACACTGAAAGAACCGCACGAAACAGACACAGACGTACCCTTTGCTTTATAACTGATAACATAACTTTCTCCTTTAATCAATGATACGGACTGGGACAAACTACCGATTGCGGCAGAGTACCCGGAGCCGGCATCACTGTCCGCAGATACGGTAGCCACTCCCGTCCAATATTCCAGTTGCTTGCTAAAAAGTTCGGTATCCGCCGATAGCTCGGTAGCGGCAGACAGGTCCTCTGTTTCATAATCTCCCGTAAATCCAGAATTGCGCAACAGATTGACACTACCAACGGCGGCATTGTCTATCGCATCCTTAGCCTCTTGGGCCAGATCAGCCGCCGCCTGTATCTCATCCGGAAGACCTTCCATATTACGCCATCCGGTGGAACCCTGCTCGATATGGAACATACCCTTGATATCAACACCGCCTTTTTGTGTATAACGGATGTAAGTGCTCTCATCCTTGGCACCGATATAGGCATCACCATACACATTGATATAGGCGTGTCCGGTGGACTTGTCAAAGCCCAGCCCGATGACTTCTTTCCCGGCAAGAGAGAAAGAGTTGATACCTTGATAGAAAATAATGGAAGGCGAAGTTTCATTAACAGAAGAAAGGATTATAGCTGCCTGACGAGTGATATCCGTCAAGTGTCCCAAACCAATAATATCATCACCAGCAACCGGAATATCACTGTCCTTGTCGGCATTGGTTTTGCTCAAGTCAATATAGTCAGCTCCTACTCCTGTCACCTCGCGCCAGTAGTAGCGGTTGGATACATTGTGAGATGTTCCTTCTTTAATATTAAATTCTTGAGATAAAGCGAATGTACCGACTGTAAATTCGTTATTGATTGTAATACCATCGACTTCCGACAAAAAAAAGCAGCGATAGCTCTCATCAAGTTCCTCCACACGGACACACTTCATTCCGGCCGGAGATATGATCTGCTCACCACCAACATGCGTTTTCTTTTTCACTTCAAGTTCATCAAAGACAGCCTTAATCTTCACATAAAGCCGGTCAACAACGGCTTGAGAGGTACCATCTTCCAGTACAGTAATTCCACTACCATTCTTACCAACCAAAAAACCTTTCAGGAACGTGATCAGCTCATTAGCGATATCTTCTTTATCTTTACAAAGAAAAGTTTTCAACGAGCGTAATGCGGAATACACGTTATGATCTGTCGCCGGGGTTGAGTCGTGGCTTCCAATCACATACACGCCGCTGCCACCACCGCCCGTATAGGTCTGTCCTTTCAAAGTAAGGCTCTCAACCTTCTCCTCCAGCTCGCCGATACGGGAATAGGCAGCCGTCTCACCAACGGTATAGACAGGCGAATCAAACGGGAAATCCAAGTTAAATTCAAAACCGATAATCCTTGACTGCCTTCCGTTATCGAAATAGGCTTTGTTAATAAGATTAACCTTTTGACCAATGCTGTAGAGGTTATGAATGCCGTCCTCGCGGTATGCGTCACCGGACATCATCGTGCAGTCGTAAGTACTCGGGTCAACCTTTGATTTGGAAGCGTATTTTTCCGTCTTGACCTTCAGTTCCTGTTCTGCAGCACCCACAAGCCCCAGTTCGGTTATTTTCGTGCTGTCCCAGCCGGATAGTACATATTCATCTCCATCCTGGGGAAAGAGCACATCGCCGGGAAGCGGTCTGCCGTAGTCCTCATTCCTGACTATCTCCCAAAGCTGTGCCTCAGGGTTCCATCCGCCATCCTCCAGCTTCTCCGGCTTTCCCTCAGGATTGAACTTCACGGCGAACTCCAGACCGTTGAGAAGCCCGGACGCGAAACGTATCCTCAGCTCCTGACCGGGGAGGATATATTTCTCGGAAAAGTTAACACCTGTATCCCTGAAACGGTAGGCATTCCATTTTTCCTCAGTGGTTGTGCCGTCCTCATTCTCCACCTTGTCCGTCACCTCGATGGTAGTAACATCCGACATGGTGCCCGTTCTTCGGGGATAGACTTCATCGAAGATAACCACCTGTTCAATGGCTTCCTCGGTGGTCATATTGGGATAAGCGTCTATGTACGGGGTTCCTTCGGGTAACATCAGCCTGCGCTGCACCACACCGTTCACAACCACGGTCTCATCAACCGGACGGTAGTTAGAAGGGATGTTCTTTGTCGAGCCGAAAGCATAGATTCTTGTCGCATAGGTGGACCGGGATTCAGATCGTGGCATTTCCTGCACGTTTTTCTCGATCTCGAAGTCCACCGCGTCGCCAAACTCACAACGCCCGAAATGGATTATATTCTCGGTTATCCAGCACTCGCAATCCCATTTTTTCGCCATGGAGAAACAGGCATCCAAAATGTTGATGTTCTCATAAGACATCAGTTGTGATTTGTTCTCTACCGTACTGTCAATGGAGAAAACAAAATCCTGTCCTTTGTATGTGTAACCAAGAGCCTTTAAATTTCTCAGGACTATACCGGCTTGTACGTCAAGCGGGGCAGTCAGGTTCCAGGACGCCTCCTGTCCGGCCGTCTCCGGGGTATATTTGAAGATTTTGTTTTTCCATTTCCAATAATAGGCATCAAGCTGAAGCTCATAGTCGTATGCCCCGGTTTTCCTATTGTACTTGGGTTTGTACAGATCGCATAGCTCGAACCGACCGAAACGTGTGTCCTCCGTCCAGTCACCCAGTTTGAAAAAGACAGGAGATTTCAGGGAAAACTTCAAAAGTATGAAGTCTTCCTTCATGAGTGTGAACTTACGTTTGCTGCCTTTTCTGACAGCATCCTGGTAACATAGTTCACCAGTTGAATTTCTGATCTCAATTTTCATACAATATCTTCCCTGTCGCCCGGATTGGGTTCTTTAAGTTTGACCATAAACTTTCCCCGGCATTTCCCGTAGCTTCCATACTTGCCACAAGACAGATAGTACAAATTGTAAATCTTCCCCAGTGCCGGGATTTTCAGTGCAATTTTACCCTTTACCAGTTCGGACACAAAGGACGAATATTTATCCAGATAGTCACTTTGTGAATTTCCCGTAATAAAAAAAGGCAGGCTGAGTTCCCTGGAGTCCATCTTGCAGATCTCAGGCGATGAAGTTATCTGTATGCCATGTTCCAGTCTGCTGTCATTTTCGATATAGTCCTTTACCGGAGGGGGTGTTAGTATAGCCTCCAAAGCTCCGTCCATCAGCTCCGCACCCCATGTGCTCCAGATATTCTTGCCATTAATAAAAGCGTTCCTCTCCATAATCACATTCCTTTTGTGTTTTTTTCGATCTCAGCAAGAGTGTCGTCCATGCCGCTCAATATGCCGGTATATTTCTCAATTTTTTCCAAATGGCCGTTGCATTCATGCAGTACATCACGCATTTCCGTGACACACACTGAATGAGTTGCAAGTTCCTTCGCCATATTTAATGCCGCCGTAGAAATGATAAGCATGCTTGCATTCATTTCCGTTCCTTTGGTTTCCAAACGCACATTGGACTCATACATGGCTGTCAGCCGTCCGCTGATTTCCTCACCTGTTTCCTGGCTCATGGTGGTAGTGTAGCCTGTAGAAGAGGACTGGGAATAGGAATCCCCGGACGCACTCCATCCAAAGATATCCGCCAGGCTGTCCCTCTCGGCCAGGACTGCTTCAGACAATTGTTTCTGCATCTCACGCAATGCATCGACTTCATCTTTCGTATAACCGTCCTCGCCATATTCCGCCCAAGTCTCATACAGCTTTCTGACCTGCTCCTTGTACTTGTCGGCCATCATGGCTCTGATAATGGATTTGCGGAGCTGTTCCTCCAGATTCTCAGCCAGTTCTTCGTTCCCGTTCTCCAGATCGGATATCATCTCCCAGTAGGAATCCTCAAAGCTGTCAAAGGATATGCCGGTGATCTGTTCTTTCACCGCCTCTAGAATCTCCTTCTCCGTCTCGCCATATTTGATGATATTTTCCAGATGGTTCCTGAACTCTCCGTCCATGACTGACCAGAGTCCGGCATAATTCTCCCTGATGGACTGCAAGATTTCCGGGGACATATTGATCATATCCTTCATCTCGTTGAACGTCACACCGTACTCCCTGGATATCTCCCCAGCGACATCACGCCAGTTCTGGCCTTCCCATTTGTAGGAGCCTTTCCACATCCTGTAGCCTTGGCTGTGACTTCCGATACTGCTGCCGGCACTCAGACGTGCCTCGGCAAGTTTCTTTTGTACCTCCAGCTCGTTTTTTGCAATATTCAGAGCTTCCTCTCCGGCTTTGGATGCTTCCGCACCGTAACTTTCATTTATATATGCCTTCTTTTTGTCAAGCAGCTCGTCCCAGATATCCAGCAGATTCTCATACTGTGCCACCATTTCATTATAACCGGAATAATCAGCACCATGGAAAATACCACCGGCCCCCTTGATTCCAAAGATGGAGCCCACCGTATCGAAAATTCCTCCTACGGCATTGCTCACGGTTTCCAGTATATTCCCCACGAATTTGTCAAGTCCCTGGTCACCGATCTGGTCAAGTATGGCTAGGATGGCGGCAATGATCCCGCCTATCTTCGATCCGGATTCCGAGAGCACGTCAACCAATGACCCGACACTCTCCCCGAAAGAGGAAAGACTCATGTCCGCCTCCCCGAGCTGTACAATGGCGTTGGTGACTCCGGTTATATTGTCTATAGCCTTCTTTGATGACTTATCCACATTTGTTTTCGCATTCGAGACATTCTGGGAAGCGGTATTAAGCTTTTTTTTCGCCGCCTCCTGCTCGGCATGTGTTCCACTTTCCAGGGACATGTTATATTCATCCTGAGCCTTGGCCAGTTCCTCCTGGGCTTTCCTCAGGTTGTCCAGCTGGTCAGGAAGATCACCAAGCAGTCCGCCTTTGTCAATAATTGCAGATTGTATTCCGTCCAAAGCTTCGTCAACAACTTTTTTTTGCTCCACAGCCATATTCTTATACTCATCGGATTCACGGAACAGTTTCAACTGTGCCCGGACTTTGTCAAGCTCTTTTTTAGACACCTTGCTTAAATCCCCGAATATCAGCTCCCAGTTGATCTCTTGTTTCAACTTGTCAACATCCAAGGCTGACAGAGTTTTTTCAAATTCCTTTTGTAGCGATGCGATCCTGCCGGCATCAGACTCACTATCCATCAATGCCCTGTATTTACGTGTCAACGCCTCCTTTTTTCCCTGGAAAGTACCGTATTTGATCAGGTACTCGTCCCATGCGTTTTCCTGATCACGCAATGTTTCTTTCCAATGACGCCTAGTGGTATTGTCGATAATAGCATCAAACGCCGATGTATCTACGGAAATTGAAGAAGAGTTAAAGTTTTTTTTCACATAACGCTTGTCCTTCTTCGCCTTCAGCTCCTCCTCGGCCTCGAACTTTTCTTTCTCAAACTGGATTACGGCCTGAATATAGTCTTCCTTCTGCCGCTGCAGAAGCGATATCTCTCTGCTGTTGTTTAGTTCCCGTTGTGCCAGTTCCTTTTCAGCCCCGGCTTCCATAGCGTCAATACGGGACTGAGCTACCCGGTATTCCAGTTCCTCCTCCTGACGCTGACGCTCCTGCAAATGTTTCTTCCGCAAGTCCTCCAGCTTCACACTCTGCGCATTGACCGCATTCTGCTGGCTGACTTTTTTAGGATCCGCCTGGATTTCCGATTTGCCGGAAAGAATGGTGGCGGCCATGTCCCTGTACTGGCTGTCCGCATTCTTTTCGTCTGCAAGCCATGTTTCCAGCTGTTTCTTGTTCATTTTGATGAACTCATCCCGCATCTTGATCCTCTTCTCGTTGTCCTCCAAGGACTTCTCCAGACTCTCACCCCGCAGTTCCCGGATACGAAGCTCAGCCCCCTTGATCATGTCGCCATACTTCCTGACATCATCATCAATACGTTCCAGTGTGCCCGGAGTATTATCGAAATAGGAGGTGGAATATCCGGTATTACTCATGGAAGAGGTCACATACACGCCTCCGGCCTGCTGCGCCTTCAGAGCGTTCTGATATTTTCTCCTGTATTCTTTCAGGTTATCTTCCTCTTCCTTGATGGCCTCCCGGTTCATATATTCCAACAATACCTTCTGTTGCCGCACGAACTCTCTGGCCTTGCCGCTGGAGATATCCAGCGCCTGTCCGTATTCCCCCACTTTGGTTATCACCCCGGGAATATTATCCGTGATTTTGGTAATGATGGTATTAAGTTCGGCCTGCTCGTCCGAGGACAGCTTGGTCTTGGTTTTCAATTCATCATACCGGTCCAGTAACGGCATATATTCGGAATAAAGGCTTACAACCCGTTCCTTCTGTTCATAAAACTTTTCATTGGCGGTGGATACTGTTGTATTGACGGTTTCAGCCATTTTGTTTTTCAGGCTGATCCATAAATCTCCAAGCCAGGACAACCGTCTTCCTAGTCTCAGTTTGGCGTTTTCCAGCCTTGCATCAGCCTGAGCTGCCTTGTCAGATGCGGATACATACAATCCGGATTGTGTTAGCTGGCGGTCTATGATATTGGACACCCCTTTCATGAAATCACCTGTTTTGGCAACCTCCTCATTGATTTCTGCGGCGGAAAGTCCCAGGTTGTCCAGTATAAGAAGTGACTTGCGCCCCAGACCGGTCACAATCGAATCTGTCATATATTCCACATTTTGACCGGTCTGCTGCGCCTTCAACTGGGCGAATGCCAGATATTTTCCCAGGTCGTCAACCGGAATCCGGAAATCCTTTGCCTTGACCGTCGCTTTCATCAGCTCAAGGTCCGACAAGGTTCCCTTAGTGGCGGTACGAAGGTTTGCAAGAAGATCAGGACGGTCCAGCTTCTCAAAAGCATGAAGAACTCCGTCAGCCTGAATGGCCACCTCCACGCTTTCTCTGACAAATTCCTTTGCTTTGGATATACCGTCTTTTAAAAAATCAAGGGCAGCCGCTCCGGCGGATACGAAGAAACCCACTACCATGGCTTTCATATTCCCCAGTTTCAGGAATGCCCCGGAAGCCTCATTGGTTCCGCCACGCAGACGGGCCATCGCATCTCGTGTTTCCTCCAGCTGCTTTTCCAGACGGGCATATTCCTCAGGATGAAGGGACTTGACAGTATTGTCCAACTGTTTTTGAAGCCCTCGGGCCTCTTTGGCCAGTTCCGCATAAGTTTTCTCGGTGCTTTTCATGGAGGAGCGAAGAATTTTCACTTTCGCATTATTCTCGGATATGGCTTTGGAATTGGATTTCAGCTCCGCCTCCAGACGTTTGTACTCATCACTGCCTTTCTTGCCGGAGGCCACCAGTTCTGTCATCGAATTGCGCAAACCATCATTCGTCCGTTGCAGCTCACGGGAGGACGCGTTAAGACGGTTCAGCTCCTCACGGGCCTCACTGGTGTTCAGGGAGAGAGTGAACTTTATATAATCATCTTTCAGTTTCTTGTTCATACGGTTACTTTTCGACAAAACTAGTAACCGGCAAGGAAAGGGCAAAGGACGGAAGATACATGAGAAGCCCCGCATATCCATGGACAGCGGGGCAAAATATCAATGAGGACGATATCCCGGACGATACGTGCCGTCATTCCCGTCCGGCCAGGGAAACAACTCCTCCAGCCGGTTGCGGATCTCCTTGCGGAGCGAATCGGACATGCCCGCTCTCAGATCAGGCAATGCGTTGTTGTACACTATCCCCCATATCTGACGGTTATAGATACGGAGATCGCGTTTCTCCCGCATGTCAAGAAAACGTATATAAAGAGGGTAGCCCGTTTCCAGCATTATCGGATCCACCCCCGTTATCTGGAACTCGGCCGCCGCAAGACGGTCACGCAGATGACCTGTACGGCCGGGCACAATTTTATCCGGGCGGAATCTCGCCTTAAGCTGTCTTCCCTCCCGGTAAATACCTCTTTCCGCAATATCCAACTGCCGTTGGTAAATGGTCTTGAAGTCACGGGACAGGATTCTTTTGAAGAACTCCTCCCTCACTGGGTTCCATCCGTCACTCATTCCGTACCAAGTTTAAACGACACACTCCAACCGCTGTAATCCGTATAGAATCCTGTTTCCGGGGTAGTAGTCATCCGGTCAAGATTACGCATAAGACAGCACCCTCTGTTCCTGTCACCACGCATCACATTCTTGATGCTCTCGACAAGGGGCTGTGTATCTTCCAGCACCCGAACCGGGCCACGGCGCTGCATATCCATACGGTCCATCAGAAATATAAGGCACAGGTTATCCTCCTCCACATTGTCCGAATCCGTACCTGTTTCCTGTGCGGACGGTACGACTACGAACAGAACCGGAAGCTCGTCAGAACTGATACTTTTCAGGTAGTCGCTCATGTCCTGGTCCACATTCACTACTCTGACGGAATGTATGCCAGGTACACGCCGCATGACATCCTCATAATACTCACGATAGGTTTTCAAACTGATCATAGGCTCTATCTTTTGGAATGTAATTTTTCAAACTTCTTTCTGTAAAGGAAAATAAGGATATCCCAGAACGGTGTCGCCCTCACCTCTGCATAGTTCCCGAATGCCCCGTTCTCAGCGATATCCATCCCAATGCCCGTCCAGCCGGTATGGTCATCCGCTTCCGGCTTCTCATCTTTTCGGAAAAGAATCCGCAAGTCAACCGTTTCACCGTCAATCTCCAAAGGCTCCTCCCGGATGATGGCAAACACATTCATAAAAAACAGATATGCATGAAGACAGAGCAGAATTGGCGGTTCCGCACCTTCCCTTCCCGCCGTATAAAGAACTTTTCCGAACTCCCGTAATATCATGTCCCTGTCGCCGCCACCCTCATCACCCATCCGTCTTATCAGTGCCATGCACTTACAGAAGGTGTCAAATGATACCCCGTTGAGCATGTCTTCCGGTCCGTGAAAACCGTTCCATTCCGGAAGAAGATTGATTCCGGTACTCAGGTCCAGTCGAAAAGATTTTCCCTCACGGATAACAAACGGATCCGTCAGGGACAACAGTGCCAGCGTTTCCTTCCACGTGGATGGAGGAAGATGCCCCATATCAACTGGAAGCGCCAGAAAAAGGGAAAGAAGTTTCAAACGTATCCCGGATTCCGACAATATATGCTGGTTCGCCATGGTGGCGATCTCCAGATAACGGTAATACTGGGCGGGAGTCAGCTCCTCAAGCGTTTCCGGCACATTCACCTGTCTGTTCTGATAATATATTACACGCATTTAATCAAAAGGTTATTCCCTTGCTTTGAAGCGTGGGACCTGAAACATAGAAATCAACCTCCTCAGGCGCAGCGTCCAAAGCCGCCACCGTATCCTGCAATTCCTGAAGATACCGGTCCGCATCGGCCTGAAGGCTGTCCGCCACACTTTTCCGCGCCTCTTTCTCTGCCCGTAACTTTTCCTTTATAGTTCCGGTCTGCTGCACCTGTACGATACCTTCCGGAATAACCTCTACGGGTAGGCGTTCAACCGCTTTCTTGACGGCCAACAGCGCCAGAGGTCGCTGGCATTCCTCCAAGAGAGTGTCACATACGTCCGGATCCCTTCTGACAAGCCAGTCAAACCGCTCCTTTCCGACAACAGGCAGAATGTCTGTACGCTGTATTTCACGCAGAATGGGAACCAGTACGAGAAAAAGACGGTGGCTGCCGATATGATAAAACTCGTCAAACTCATCCTTGGAACGGATGAGCAATCCGTCCATCTGTCTTTTAGCCCGGCTTTTCTTCCAGAAATCAAACTGTTTCTCCTCCAAGAATCCTACCAGAACATCCACCGACTCATACGCCAGATTAAGGATGTTCATTTCATCCTTGTATTCCTGAAGGGCAGTCAGCCCCTTCTCATTTTCTCCCAGTTTCTTCTGCCTTCCGCTACCACCATGCTGTGCGTCCAACGTGGGGACAACCTTCACCCATGCGAAATATGCCACGGCACGCTGCGTCATGAATACAAGTTCCTCTTTCTCTAGATCCAGGTCCTCAGCCCAATAAAGGTCAACTATCGCCGAAAGCACGTCCGCCCCCACAATACCGGTCAGCTGGCGTGCGGCCAAAGGTAGCACCGGCTTCCACTTGGAATAGTCCAGGCTGTCGGAAATCATTCCCAGTGCCGAAACAAGTTCCTGTCTGCCTTCCTCGTTTTTATCAAAAATCATTTTCATACACTTAGACTTATATATTTTCTTTCATACGGTTTCCCGGCGACACATTCTCTTCCTGACTCACCACATTCCGGTACAGCCCGATACGTATATCTGTTCCCGGCCAGTTAGCGTTAATATACTCCTGCACCGGCTTGCAGAGTATCATGTCCGGAATAGCCGTTTCAGACGCGTTGTAGACTTTGATGGAATACAGTTTCTCGCTTCCACTGCTCAGCTTGTTTTCCAATATGAGGTTCGCCAGTACCGGATCAATGCCGAACCCGGAAGTGGCAGCGGCGTCAGCCTTGTTGCTGATTCTGATCTGTGCCTCGATGTAATCCTTCACCTTCTTGTCTATAGGAGTCACCTTCCATCCTTCGAAATCGTTGGCTTCATCGCTCCAGAACCGGGTGGTGTGCATATATTTCCCCACATTCTTCATCCCGGTAATACCTCCGGCAAATTTCTCCATGCATTCGTCCTTGTAATCCTCCAGCATCTTGGCCGTATAGGTTTCCCCACGCTTGCGGCATACGGATTTCAAACGTTCCTCCGCCTTGTCCCAATACCCTTGTGGAGATTCGATATGCAGACTGAGCGCACTGGAATTCAGATTATAATTATGCAGTAATGGTGCCAGGGTACCGGCTATCTCCAGCCAGTCAAAGGCTCCCAGAAAACGCGGAGTACTGACAAAATCCTTACAGAAGGAATAGATGTTGTAATATCTGGCCGACACCGGATATCGGAAAGGATCTGCCGGATCAAACATGGGATACCTCTCCATATACTCAGGGTCCGGGAAAGGGAAATCTCCCACAACAATACCTTCCGGATCATTTTTCCCAGGAGGAGGGTACAACAGTCTGGCACGCTGATAAGGAATATGCTCCAACCTTAGTAACTTCCCCCTCCCACCGATACGAGGCGCACGGTTGCGGACAAACTTGATAAAGAAACCCTGCATGTGGGTGAGATCAACCAGACAACGGTGCATACAAATCCGATAATCCCAGGAAGACATGTCCGACTCAATATCAGGTGCAAGCACCCATTTCTTATAGAAACGGTTGTCCGTATCATCAATGGCATCCTCATAGAATCGGGGACCGTCCCCCCATTGCAGACCGGCGATCTTGCCAAGAATACCCTCGCCGGCATAAAACCGGTCAAGCAGACGCATGACCTCTCCGGGCATGTCATTGTTATCCCCCATCGGAACGATATCATATCCGGCCACACTCATCTTCCTCGTGAAACAGGTGTTACGGTTATGGTTCAGCATGATGCTGGAAGGTTCCCATCCCTTGCCACGTCCCGATATGTCAAAGGAATAAAGCGATCCATTGCCGGGGTCCACAAAGCCGAAATTTCCGCTACGTCTTACCTCCATATTACAAAACTGTTTTCTGTCCGTTAAATTCCACTACCAGAATCTGCCAGCAGTTCAATGCGTTGCCTGTTTCCGTATCAACAAGAAACAGTTTATGGCTGGCATTCTCTATTTTTTCATCAGAAGCCTTGGAACGAAGCCTGGCCGATTTCAAAAACACCAGATCACCGCCAGACTGTTTCTGACGGTTGTATTTCCGGAATTTGATACTGAATGTCCCTTCAGCTTTGCTCACCGCTTTCATCTCCTCGACTGCGGTATATAAATTAATTTGTCCCATATTCGCTATTTTTCAAGCAAATATGGGACAAATACAATATGGGATAAAGGACAGGACTACTTGCCTTGTGGATGCAGTTTCTCTATCAGTCCTGCATAGAACCGAAAGAATTGCACCAAGTCCAGATTCCTTTTCAGATTGTCCGGTTCCATCAACTCAAAGTCATCCAACAGAATATCCGTTAATTTCTCCGTATGTTCACGAAAAGAACCGGGTTCATGATCCTGAATATCAGCCAGCGCATCTATCACCTGATCTGTTATAATAGCATTCGGGTTAAATCCTTCTCCTTTCATTTCAGACCTCCTTCCAATATTTTAGGGTTTGTAGATTCACAGAAGCGGAACTCACCGCGTACTGGATAAATATCAACGATGAAGACAGTATTATACGGATTTTTATCAGGATAGACCTCAATACGTATATCATTGTTTCTGGAAACATCCACACGAAGCGGTTTGGTTCTTGGAAACTCTTCATCCAACATGGACGCTTTGGCACGAACACTCTCAATAAAGGCATCACGCGACAGTTCATCAGGAATCAAAACATGAGCGAAAGTGGAAATCCATTTATTCATAACCCTGCCTTTATTGTTGACAGACAGGTAAGTTTTAGGATTATCAATAAAGAATTTCATCGCAAACCTCCTTTCCAAGCAAGATGTAACGACACAACAAACCAAGCTAGGCAAAGCAATGCCGGAACTGCCGACACGAATGCTGCACATACCAATACCGAGAAAGCTAAGGAAGCATGAGCCATAAGGCACACCTGACGGTTAGTAACTACGGATTCAAGAACACATGAGAACAATTGGTTCTCCTTTTCGCACCACACACTGAACGTGGATTTTTTTGCCTCTAATACAGGCAAAGTAACTGTTTGATTTTTCATTTTGGTAAGCAATTAAAATGAAACAATATGTTGATTAGTACGGGAAGGGAACAAAAAAAGTTCCGCTCCCCGTTGCTTACCACCTTGAGAAAGGCTGTGGGCGCATTAACGACACCACACGGGACGGAACTATATGTATAGCCATGGACATAAAAAATGCCCGCAGCAAATATTTTGGCGAGCCTTCTCGCCTTTCTCAAATGGTAAGCATTGCAAATATGGGGATTATTTTTTAATCCACAAACTTTTTGGATAAGTTTCTTGAAAGCGGAACCTGCCAGTGCCATGAAAGCCAAGGAGGCATGAGCCATAAGGCACACCTGACGGTTAGTAACTACGGATTCAAGAACACATGAGAACAGTTGATTCTCCTTTTCGCACCACGCACTGAACGTGGATTTTTTTGCCTCTAATACAGGCAAAGTAACTGTTTGATTTTTCAT